GAAATACGAAAAAGGTTCCGGTCAATTTAAAACCGAAACCTTAAAGACTGCAGATAATATTAAGATTTATCTGTAATCAACTATCAACCAGTTTCTGGAAGTATGAAAGAGCATCATCTTCGTCATCATCATCGGAAGAAATTTTAGGAAGAGAAGGAGTCTTTGAACGAGCATAAGACTGTTCCAATTCTTCTACAACACGATCTTGAGGCGTTGGAGTTTGAACAAACTCTTCAAGGTCGTCTTCCTGTTCAACTACTGCACGAGAACGAGTAGGAGATGAATTCTTAACACCAAGAACCATATTCATACGACGCTCAAGATCTTCATAAGACTTGAATTGATCTGAAGCAGTAATTGCAGTCAGAGAATACTCTTTCTTCCAAATAGATTCAAGAGCATCATCGTCATCCAGTAGAGGTGCTACACGATCAAATTCTGATTTGTCGTAATTCCAATACCCATCTTTCTTTACGATTTTGAGTTTGAAATTAGCACCTGCCCAGAAGTCAAAAGGATTGATGGGTTCTTCGTCCTCAAACTCAGGTTGCATTGCTTCCATAATCTTATCAAAGATTTTCTTACCATACTTGAAAAGAAAAACCTTTCCTTCATTTTGAGGATTTGCAGGATCCTTTACAACGTAAATATTGCTATAATAGTTAAGCTTACGTTTTTGCTTACGAACAATTTCTTTATTGGTTTCAGAACCAGTATTCCAAAGTTCGCGGTTATGTTCCCCAAGAGGATCTTTTTGCCCGATAGTGGTCAAAGAGTTTTCAATATACCATCCACCAGGACCTTGGAAAGCGTGCGAGTACATCTTTGCCCAAGGAAGTTCTTCACCATCGGGTGCAGGAAGGAAACGAATTACCGCAGATCCTACTCCGTCCTTTCCCATTTCGGGTTTCCATAGACGTTCATCAGCACCACCCACACCAGGAGTGCTCATTTTTTCAACTTCCTTCACAAGTTTCTGTGTCAGAGATCCAAGAGAAGATTGCTTTTTAAGAGATTCAAATGACATTTGATTACCTTTGTTAATTGTATTTGGCCTTTGTAACTTTGCTTAAGGGATCGTTCAGCCCACTTTATTCTACAGGTCTGACCCCGTTTTGTCAATCTGCTCTTTCATCATATCCAGCATTTTTGACATATTGTTGAGAATGATATTCATATCCGTTCCAGAGGGCATCCCCATCATAATCGCAGAATTTACAATTCTTTCTTTCATTTCTTTTGCCTCTGGATCATCTGACAAACTCATTCTTGTATAAAGAACTTTTTGCTTATCTAGAAGAGTTTCAAGAACTTCAACATGCTCAAGTTTTTCTTGTTTAGACATCGTTGGAAATTTAAAAATATTTCCGTAAATTTGTTCTTGAAGTTCAGCAATTTCAGTCATCTCTGCACGGACAACTTCAGATCTAAAAAAACTCATTGATCCTCCAAAATAAGATCTTTCAAAATTTTACGATAGCGAAAGATGTCAGTATTTATAAATGGTGTGTACTTTCTAACTTTACGACTAACGGTTTCCCATACAGGATCTTTAAGTTTTTTGTCAAAATTCTTTGAGTATAAAAAGATCTTATCGAAAAGCACCATTGTTTCCAATGATATTTTTCCACTTAGAAAATTTTTAAGTAGAACTGGATGTCCTTTTGAACACTTAAAGACATCTTCAAATTTATTTTCTTCGAATAAAGATTGACTTTCTTCTTTAAAAATATAGGAAAGTGATTGAATTTTTTTCTGCCAATCTTTATATCTATCTTCACCTTCCTTTATCATTTCACCAATCCAAAGTGTTTCTGGATCAGAGCATGATACAAAATTAGCAACAAAAAAATCAACTATTTCTTTATCTGATTTTTGCCTTGCAATCTTTTCAAACCAAAATCGATCTTTCCGTTTGTAGAAAGATTGTACCGTTGCTCTACTTTTTCCACAGTACTTATGATAGTCATAACTATCTTTTGTAAAGTGATTTTTTAGAGCAAGGTACTCACGATAGGCATCGAATGGCATCATTCAAAAAAGTAATATAGGGATTTTTTTGCCGGAATTTTTTTCGACCAAAAATGGATTAAAAAACCAATTTTGCACGGGAAGTTTTTTTAAGAAAATTAAGTTCCATTGCTTCGTATTTAATTTTTTCCTTCAAAGGTTTAGAGATAAGTTTTGGAACTGATTCCAAATCAATATTATTATGTTCACAAAAATGAATAATAGCATCAATATAATTCATTTCTATATTAACGTGAACAAGATTTTCAATTTCTTGTGCAAACCTCGATGGGCAGAAAAACTTACTTTCTAGTGCTTTCTCTAACTCATTCTCCATTTGACCCAGTATTGTGATGTACAAATTCTTTAATGTATCGAACTAGAAGTTTAATATAGTCCCCTTTATTTCTTTTGTCAAACACTTTAACTTCCCCACCAGGAGTAACCATTAGCGTGATAAGTTTTTTAACCACTTGTCCTGTAAGTTCATAATATGCGGCAGCATAAAATGTTTCTTGGACGAAGTAATTCTCAATCCATTTTTCCGGTTTGATTTTATCTGATGTTTTAAAGTCTATTACAGCCAACTCGCCTTCATATTCCGCAATGCAATCGACTCTTCCAGCAAGTCCAAGATATTCTGAATAAAGTGTTCTTTCAATTGCATGAATATTATTTATCTTATCAAGATAAGGTTTTGCATGATGAAACATATGTTTTGTCAGGAGATGATAATCATCCCAAACAAGTTCTTTATTTTCCAAATAATCCTGACAGACTTGGTGAAAATCAGTTCCTCTTGCGGTTGCTTTCTTTGTAATACGATTTGCTTCTTCAAGTCCTACACGTTTTCTCCAGTCAATAAAGATTTGACGATTGTAAAAAGAAGTGACTGAAGTGATAGAAGGCACCCAATCTCCACTTGGTAGATTATAGAGACGGATGCTCTCTGTTGTTTTGCATTCTAGTTCAATATCACCTAAAAAATTATGATGAATAAATGTCATACACCGACTTCCATTTTAGCAAGAATATATTCCTTCACAAATCCGGAACGAACAATATCATCAACACCAAATTCAATAATATCAATTGAGGGCATGATACGAAGAACCTTCATAAAATCAACGATTCCATTCTTTTCATTGGTCTTAACGAGGTCAGATTGAGTAGCATCACCACAGAACATGATTTTACTATTCTCTCCTACACGAGTAATGATACTATCAAGTTCATGATAGTTCAGGTTTTGGAATTCATCTACGATAATGATTGAGTTGTCCAGAGTAGTTCCACGAATAAAAGAAGTACTCCAAAAACTAATTGTACCTTGAGTTTTGAGGTTTCCATAGAGCATTTCAAAAGATGCATCATCTGGCATTTGGAACATATACTTTACCATATTCTTATAAGGAATTTGATAAAGAGATGACTTATCTTCGTGGTCTCCAGGAAGAAAACCAATTTCACGAGTAGCAACAAGAGACCTTACAATATAGATTTTTTCGTAAGGACTTCTTTCATCTAAAACATCTTGAAGAGCATTATAAAGAGTGATGAAAGTTTTACCTGTTCCAGCACATCCATAAGCAACGACATGTTGATTTTTTTCATATGATTTATACAAAAGTTTTTGATTGTCTGTGAGAGGTTCAATCTCTCTCATCAACTCAGAACCAATTGGTTTTTTACGCTTCATTTGTTTAGCGGTCATACCAACGCCAATTGGTTGATCATCTGTCCTTCTTCTTCTTGCCATTTAGATTTTTGTAAATGATTTGTTATTTTTAATACATGTTCAGCGAATGAAGATACATCCATATCACTTTTCATATAGTTGCATTTAGTGCAACAAGGAACACAATTTTGTTTTTCATATCCCTTTGTATTATCTATTCTATCAATTCCATTATAAGGAACAGGAACTCCTACATGTTTTCCCCTACCTCTGTTAGGTTGTTTTAATTCTGGTTCTGATCCACAATAATAGCAATTTTGTTTAATAATTTCAAGATGTTCTTCTTTTGATAGATCAAAATCTATATTTCTGGATTTAGCCCCAGATTGATACTGTTCATAAATGTACCTATAAACGCTTTCAGGTTTTCTTCTTTTTTGAGAGTTTAGATTATTTCTATAAGTGTGCTTGCATCCACAACTTTTTGCTCTGTCTAATTCATTTTTACATAAGAAACTTTCATACATAAAAATTTTTTCATTTCCACAAACACATCTACATAAAAGTTTTTTTCTTTTTCTGCCGTTGGAATAAGTTTCAAAAAAAGGAGGAGAAATAACTTCAAGATAATAAAATTTATCTCCCACTTTTATTTCTGGATGCTTTATAAAAGTTCTAGACATAAACCTGGTTGGAATAGCATAAACTTATTTATATTATATCCAGGTTATACAGGTTTAACTCTTGATTTTGGGACTTTGCTTACACGACCTAGGACATCATTCCATCCTGGATGAGACTTTTTCAGTCTATCATAGACCTCACCAATTTCACCAGATGCAGGACAGGTACTTGGGTCTGACCAATCTCTTTCCCACTCTGGATTGTCTTTTTTCCATTGATCCCATTCATGAACACTAAGAACTATTTCTTTTTGTTCACCCGTGGATTTATTAACGACGGGGTACGTAGCCAAATTCATTCCTCCATAGTGTGTAAGGATATTTAGTCAATGATAATAGAAGGAGCGTCATCACACTCAATACAATCTATACACTCTTGAATATCCGGATTATCTTTTAAGTATTTTTGAAGATCATCTTCAGTAAGAATAACTTTAAAGATGTGTCCTGTTAGATGATCTTTTAAACACCAACTCTTCATAAAACCTCAGGGAGAAAGTCTTGCTCTATGTAGTCGCTTCTCCTCATAATACTTCCACACATTTGGAGACCATCTCTCAAGGTGAGGAGCAATCTGCTCACACAATGATTGAATCTCTAGTTGTGCGTCCATCTTTGCTCGCAAATCCATAAAGTGAAGAACAGAGCGTAGGTTAAAAGAAACCACAAAGTTCTGACGAATTGCTTGTGCAAGATAATCCCTAATGTGTTCTTCACACATTCCCTTTTCATATTTTGCGGCATAACGCTTACAACCTTCTAGAATCCAACCAAGTTCGTCTTGGTAATCTTCTTGGGTCCAATCATACTTCTTACCATAACGATTGGTATAGAAACCAAGAGGACGAACAAAGAATACATCTTCTG